TACCTTTTGCAAAGTTCACACGTTCTTCCAAGGAGCGCGACAGCACGCGGTTTACTGCCTTTTCCGATTAGATGCGCTTCTGGATATTTGAGATTTAGCCGTATATCCCTAACATGCAGATTAAGAAGCTCTCCGCAGCGGGCAGCCGTGTCATACATCAGCGTCATAAAGAACTGATCACGAATTCCGGTTTCCTTTGCTGTGTCAGGTTGCACAAGCAATGTTTGCAATGCAGTTTCAGAGAGGTATTCCACCATTTTCACTCTGCCACTCTTACGGGGTATTTTAGATACCTCCAATTGCAATGCAGTCTGCGTGCCATCAACAGTTCCGGCGTACTCGAAAAAAGACCGCAAAACCATTAAACGTTGATTTCTTGAACTTACTGAGCATTTTCGTTTATTCTCCAGCCATTGTAGGTAGTCAAGAATCAGCTGTTGGTCAAATATCGTAAAATTGATTTGACCGACGGTAAACTGCTTCTCGTTTCGAAGGTACCCAATCAGCAGGTTGAGCCCTGCTTTGTAAGAAGTTATCGTGTTTTCACTCAAGCATCGTTGCTTGGGCAGGTACTCGAGTATATATCCGCGCACCGTTTTAAAAAAATCCGTCATTGTGCCACCTCCGGCAAAAGCGATTCGTATCGGGAGAAGTCTAGCCCCGACATCGTTTCCAATTGTCCCGGAACAAGATGAATGTAATAAAATGTGTCGCTTAACTGCTCATGACCCATATACGCGCTCAGGTACGGAAGCATAGAGGTAAGTTCTTTCCCTTCCCGTAGCCACTGATAAAACTTGTGGGTTGCAAAGGTATGACGAAAATCATAAAGTCTCGCAGGAATCGGACATTTTTCGTCGAATCGTAGTCGCTTCTTAATCCTGAGGAACACACGACTTGCGGCATCCGCAGTAAACGGCTTATCCACCAAGGTTGGAAAGAACCATTCTCGACCCGGTAGTATTGCTTTAATTTTAATATTGTAGTCGCGGAGGTAATCGCAAACGTCATCGGCAATCATAACTATACGGTCTTTATTGCCTTTTGATTCGCGTATGGATAGCTTGCCAACAGTTAAATCGACATCACCAACGCTTAACCTTTGTGCTTCAACAGGACGTAATCCGCAGCAATAGAGCAAACGTATAAACGCAGGAGCAACTATATGCCAGCACGGAAATTGACTGCAGGGCCTGAGATTGTCCAGCTCCGCCCAAATGCTGGCGATTTCATCTTCGGAATAAATATGCGGGGTTGGCCGCGCGCTTTTCTTGCAAAATCGGCCCGAAAGCACATATGCATCTTCTCCTAGGCTGATGAGATATTTGCCAAATTCTCGCACAGGGCTGATGCGAACGAGAAATGTGTTGTTTTTTTCACTTTCCCTCTTGATCGCCCATGCAAGACAGATCTCCTTGGTTAGGTCGGACCCGTTTGGGAATCTGTTCTCACAGAAACGATCAAACATCTTAAGTTTTTTGATTCCAGCATCATATGCATACCCCAAAGACTGCTTGTATTGCACGAACTCATATAATCTCTCGGAAAGAAGGCTTTTGAATGCTTGTCTCATTCTACTACCCCCCTTAGCGGCACAAGGCTAAGTGCGCATAACTTCAGATCGTCCTCGAATGTGGCGATATAAGGTTTTGCTGAATTTATATCCGTCTGTCCTAACATTTCGCTCAGGATATCCAACGGTATGCTTGCTTCGAGAAGTTTTCTTCCAAAGTATCTGCGAAGACTGTGGAATTGTCTTCTCCGGTTCGGAGCATCGATGATATCTGCTCGTTTCATCACTCGTGACACGATGGAGGCTAACGATGTTGCCTTTAAAGGCCTGTATGGTGAATTGCATGTCAGAAAAACATTCGGTTCGCCAGATTTGGGCCGAGCGTTCAGAATATATGCTGCAAGAGCATTTCCTGCGTCAATGGGCAACGGCAACGACAATGGGACTCCCGTTTTTTCCTGTACAATACCGATTTGCTTATTACGCCAATCTATATCTACGCGCTTTAAGTTAGCGATGTCGCAAGCACGAAGTCCAGTGGTCGCCGCTAACATGATAATAGCGTAATCCCTCTTGCCGAGTGACGTCGCGGTGTCGAGACTGGCAAGAAGGCTGCTAACTTCTGTATCTGTAAAGCCATCACGGATTCGCTTCCTGCGAGGACTGTGATCCGGAATCGAATTAAGCAGATCGGCGGTTGTTCTCCCAGAATCGTACAGGTATCCAAAGAACACGCGTAAGCAATACAAAAATAAATCCAGCCCGCCACCGTAGTGCTCTGCCGCTTCACTAATCTTTTCACACGCAATCCGGGGTGTGATTTTGGTGATGTTTTCAATACCTGCATCATACAACCTGAGCAGGAATAACTTTGACATGCGCAATACCGAAAGCTGAGTGGTGTCCTTTAAATTACCCAAGCTGGCAAGATGAACAGCGAACTCCGTAATTAGCTCAGCATATTTACCGGGAAGCTCCCGCAGATGATAATTCGGTAGTGAGTGCCACGATAATGTGCCTGTATTTCGATATTCTTTAAGCATGCAGGCGACTTTTCGGATGACCTGACAAGTGATCCGATTAAGTTTCCCGCTTTCGTACTCGCTTCGCTTTTGAGCTACAAAAGCAGTTGTGAATTTCTCCGAATATTCGATTTTCCCAGCAGAGTAGTATGCTTTAAGAATCGGATAGAAGCCTTGGCCCTGATAGCAGTCCATCGTACCGGGAGAAAAGCCGAAGGCCCTCATTGCTTCCTTAGCACGCCAAGCAAGCGCGTAAATATTGTTAGGATTTGCGAGCTCCTTTTTTGTTGGTTCGATGTGTAAGGGCTTGGGAGCCCATGTCCGCAGGTCGTCTGGGGAACGGCTATCCCGCAGACGTTTTAAAATACCACCACTACGCCGAATTTTATCAAGTTGGGTGCAATGAAGATCACCTCGTTCGCATGCTTCTTCCGCGTTTTTGATAGCTTCGCTAATCAGCTCATCTGTACAGTCAGCAGTAGAAGCACTTCCACAATACCTAATAAACGGACGAAATCCTGTGTAATAGTGTCTGCGTATGTAACCTTCGCTTGCGCCATTGTGTTTGAATCCTTGCAGCGCAAGCGATACAAGGTGATCAATTGTAATGTTTTTCAAGATATTCCCCTCCTATATGATTTGCTTACATTATCTGTCATATAAGAGGTAAACAGGCAGTTGTTATTCCGATGTTTTTTCAAGAATGATCTGTGCTTTCAAGATTCTTCGAGGAAATACGGTTTAACAACATCAACGGAATAATGGTAATAGCCGGCATCGTCCTCGTGTTCGATATACCGGCGTTCCGTAATCGTAAATCCGGCAGTCAGCAGCATCCGAACGAGCAGATCTTTCTTTTCGATATAGCTGCCCTTCGTATACAGCGACAACCGCGCTTCCTCGATATTCATGCCGGGTGCATTGTCCGAAAACAGCTCGAATCGCTCCGAGCCCGGCGTCACCACGACATACTCGTCCGGCGCGGTCCCGGAGAAAACGCCGGTCGCCACAGGAAGGCCGGCGTTCTCAACAATCGTATTCAATTCCTGCAGCATGCTCATTTCAGGCCCAGCTCCTCTTTTAGTGCCGTTTGCATCGCCTCGATACAAGGCTTCCGGCTCGATCTGCGCGTCGGCTTCAGAATCGGTTTCGGCGGCTGGCCGTGTTTTCCGTATTCGAGGATGTTCGCGAGTTTGGCGTTGCTGACCTCGCGACCCTCCGAAAAGCCGACCTTCACGTCATAGTTACCCTCGTCGTTCAGCTTGACGGGCGACACGCCCAGTGCCGCCAGCAGCTTGCCGGTGGAACGCGAGGGGTACTTCGTATTCCGTCCGATTGCCGAGCGCAGGTTAGCCTTCATCGTTTCAAACACGACCTTTCCGCCGACTTCGAGCGCTTTCAGAATCGCGGTGTCCGTTTTCTCCGCAGCCTTTGCCAGCTGATCCATAAACTCGGTCGGCATTTTGATCGTTACCTTAGCCACGGGACGCCTCCATCTTCTTTGCCAGCACCTCAATGTACATCTTTCGCCCCTTCACGTCCTCGACCGACGTGATCTCGAACCGCTCGCCGTCGCACAGGATCACGTGCTCCGTCGTAACGGTCAGTCCGGGGATCGTCCGGAATCGGAAGAGATCGGTCGCCTCGGAAAAAGCGGCACGGTTGACCCATTTCTGGGAACCGTGCCGCCCTTCCCGATAGGCGTGAGTGGAAGTAAGGACGGTATCGGTTTTTGTTGCGAATCCGTCGGAATCTTTTGTTACCGTTTCCTCTGCGATCGAGATGCGCACGTTCATCTTGCCAAAGCTCATACGCCGACCTTCCAGTCCCGATCGAGCCGGAGCAGCGTATTCACCGCGTTCCAAACCTGCTGTCCGGCCTGCACGTTATCGGCGAAGAACCCGCCCGTGCTGCCGTCCCGGCTCTCGTAAAAGTGGGATGCGAGCATGATCACAGCCTGCTCGGTCGTCGGCGGCATGACCGCCGCTTCGTACGTTCCGACAGTCAAATGCTGATACCCTTCCGCGTAGGAAACCGCCGCATCGATATACTGCTGCAGCAGTTCGTCATCCTCCGTATGATCGAGGATCAGATTCGCTTTGACCTTCTCCAGCAGCGTGCTCATATCGTTACTCGTCCGCCGCCATGATACCCGCGGCTTTCAGTGCAGACAGCAGCGTATTGAAGTCGGCGACCAGCGCCGAGGTATCGGCCGCGGTACTCGCTGGTTGGTTGGCGGCGATGCCGACGACGCCGGGACGGTCCGCCGCGGCGACGGGAAGCCCCGTAACCGAGGCCCCCTCCTGAATCTCCAGCGTGCCGCCGATGACCAGCTTGTCGCCGCCCTGTTCCCTGTAGTTTTTCGCGTTGTATTCCATGTCGTTTTCTCCTTACGCCTTCTGCTGCAGGACCTTGATTGCTTCCGGCAAGATGAGTTTGCCGTCCACGCGCTGCGTCGCCATGAAGCCGACCTGACCGGTGGTGGCAAATAGCTCGTTCAGCCGTTTGAAGGAACGGCCCTGACGATCGGCGATCCAGTAGTAGGAGAAATCGCCGAACGCAAGAGATTTGTTGCCCGCGGCAATCGTCGGCACATACGAAGACGTATACACCGGCCGATTCAGAATCGAATCCGGCGTACCGGCCGTCAGTGCGGGCTGCCAGAGATACTGACCCTGACCGTCCTTGAGCTTGCGGATCGCCTTTACCGTCGTATCGTTCATGACGAACACGGCCTTCTTCCGGTACGGCGATTTCAGGCTATAGAACAGATCGAGTACTTCGTCGACCGTTACCGCCGTCGTACCTGCCGCCGTGACGCCGACCTGCGCACCACCGGTCGCGTTGAAGATGCCGGTCGGCTTCCCGTCCGCATCGCCGATAAAGAACGCTTCCTCTTCCTTGTGACCGATCCTGCGCGCAAACTCCGTTGTGATATAGCTCTGCAGGTCGAATACGGAGTCGTTGAGCAGTTCGTCCGATACCTTGATGAAGGTTCCGAGCTTGAACGCACCGATCGAGGTCTGGCCGAACGCCTCGTCGCTTTCGGGTACGAGTTCCTCTTCATCCAACCAGGACGCGGAACCGTGCGTCGTTACGACGGGGATTTTGCGATCGCCGCTCGAGGTCTGGATGACCCTGGCGAGAGAGCGGAAGATGTTCTCTTCCTCGAGCGCGGCGACCAGCGTACGTTCGAATTCGTCCGGGACGAGATATCCGCCCTCGCTGTCGGTGCCGACCTGCAGCGCGTTGACCACATCATAATGCGGATTTTTCGAACGCATGACGTTCCAGAACGCCTTTTTATACGCTGCGGATGCGCGCCCGGTCTTGTCTTCTCCTGCCGGCTGCGCCGGTTTGTTCGTCAGCGGGTCGGCGGTGGGCTTGTTCAGTTCGGCGTCGATTTCCGCCTGACGTTCGAGCCGGTCGATCTCCTTACCGAGGCTGACGACGTCGGCTTCCATCTTTTCGTATGTCGCCACGTCCTCGGCGGACAGCAAGCCGTCCGTACCGCGCTTGGTATCGAGAAACGCTTTGGCCGCGTCCCACGCCTTGGCGCGCTTTTCGCGGAGTTCCTGAATACGGTTCATGTGATTTCCTCCTCATACTTTCAAAAGATTGAGCCGCTGCTCGAGCGGCTCTAACGGGTACTTCGGTTCGGGTTTCGGCAATTTGCTCAGCAGCGAGTTCGTCACCGCCCTGCGGCTGAACTGATAACTGTTGATCGGGATTTCATCCTCAGGCAGCGCCGCTTCGCGTGTCAGCACGCCATCGGCAAAGCCCAGCTCGATCGCCTTCTGCGCGTTCATCCACGTTTCAGCGTCCATGAGATGCGAGATCTTCGCCCGGGACAGTCCCGTTTTGAGTTCATACGCGTTGACGATACTTTCTTTCACCTCGTCCAGCATGGCGATCGCTTTCTGCATTTCCTCGCTGTCGCCGATGGCTACGGTCAGCGGATTATGGATCATTATTAGGCTCGTCGGGGCCATGAGCACTTCGGTACCCGCCATGGCAATAACCGACGCGGCGCTCGCCGCGATACCGTCGACTTTGATGGTAACGCTGCCTTTGTACTCCATTAGCATGGTGTAGATTTGGCTCGCTGCGACGCAATCGCCGCCCGGGCTATTGATCCAAACAACAACGTCACCCGTTCCGGCGTCCAGTTGCTTTTTGAACGCTTTCGGGGTGACGTCGTCGTCGAACCATGATTCCTCGGCGATCACGCCATCGAGGGTCAATGCGCGGGTGCCGTCTTCGTTTCGCACCCAGTTCCAGAATTGTCGTTTCAAGAAGAATCCTCCTTTTTCTGCTGGGCGCTCCCGAAAAGCCCTGCATCTTGAAGTTTTGTCATCGCGCCGTTAATGAGATACAGATCCCCGCCAAGTTCCGGCGAGATGCGGTCGAGATTTTCGAGTTCACGGATGTCGTTCGCGCTCATCCAGCCGTTTTGCCGCGCGATCGCGTAGCCACTCATGCGGGAGGCGTAATCGCCGCGGAGAAGACCGTCGACGTTGAACTTAATGAAGTACGCCGGCTTCTCACTTTCGGAAAGCAGTATCCGGCACATGCTCTGCTCCCAGCGCACGACCCAAGGATCGAGCGTGTATTTCACGAACTCGAGCGACTGCTGCTCGATGTTGCTGAACGACGATTTTTCAAGGTCTGCCAGCATGTGCGGCGGCACGCGAAAGATGCGTGCGATCTCGTTGATCTGGAATTTTCGTGTTTCAAGAAACTGCGCCTGCTCGGGCGAAATGCCGATGGGCGTATATTTCATGCCCTCTTCGAGCACGGCGATCTTATGCGCGTTACTGCTTCCCTGATACGCCGCATTCCAACTGTCGCGCACCCGCTGCGGGTCCTTGATCGTACCGGGGTGCTCCAACACGCCGGACGGGGCTGCGCCGTTGGCGAAAAACTTCGCACCGTATTCTTCTGTGGCCATGGCCAGGCCGATCGCGTTCTTCGCCATGGCGATCGGAGAATATCCGATCAGGCCGTCGAACCCGAGGCCGGGGATGTGAAGCACGTCCGAAGGCGGTAAGTAAACCCGTCTGTCGTTTCCGACCGCTTTCGCATCTTCCGCTCCGCGTTGGTACAAATAAAAAAGCCGGCCGCTTTGGTCACGGTCGACTGTCATTTTGTCCGGCATGAGCGGGTAAAGCGCGATCACCTCGCCCCTGCCGTTTCGGATCACCTGCGCGTAGGCGTTACCCCACAGGAGCAGGTGGCTCATGAGCGTTTCCCGAAACGCGAAGCTCGTCATCTCAGGGTTTGGCTCATCGTGCAGCAGCCGGTAGAGTGGATGCTTCAGTGCTCTCTCTTTACCGCCGCTATCGTTGTAGCGATAGACATTCAGCGGCAGCCCGGCCACGGCTTCCGACAGAATCCGCACACAGGAGTACACCGCCGTCATCTGCATGGCGGTTGTTTCGTTCACCGGCTTCCCGCTCGACGTGCCACCGAAGAAGAAACTGTAGAAGCTGCTGCTCAAGTAATTCTTCGGCTTGTCGCGGGAATGGAAGATCGAATTCAGAAGTCCCATGCATGTACCTCATTTGACTTTGTATCGTTATGTTGATAAAATATGCATATCAAAAGCAGGAGGTGATCACGATGGCTGTGATCCGTCCCAGTTCCGATCTGCGCAACCGGTATGGAGAAATCTCCGAGTTTTGCAACAAACATCAGGAACCGGTGTTCATCACAAAAAACGGTGCGGGCGATCTCGTCGTCATGTCCAACGCCGAATACGAACGGCTCAGCGGTAAGCATGAGCTATACCGCATGCTTGACGCCGGGCTTGCCGATGCGGATGCCGGCAAGAGCCGCAAGGCCGAAGACGTTATTTCCGATATTGAAAGGAAGTTCGGCCTTGGAAACATATGAGATTCGGATCGTAGAATCCGCTGAGCAGGATCTGAACCAGATCTTCGGCTATATTGCCGATACGCTACACGAACCCGAAGCCGCTGCGCGACTGTTGGTATCGTTTCGCGAAGCCATCGACTCGCTGCGACAGCTTCCGTTTCGGCAGCGTCCGCTTCCGGAAGAACCATACGCCGCGCTCGGTGTGCGGCGTATGTTCGTCGCCAACTACATCGTTTTCTATTCAGCGACCGAAGACGATCATATCGTGCAAGTTCTCAGGGTGTTATACAAGCGCCGGGAATGGCAAACTTTGTTAGAATACGATCAGGTGGAGCCATAAATTGAAATAGCGGTGCGTTTTTTACTGCCTTGTTTCATTTCCATGCTCGAAACTAGCATAACGACTAGTCGAGGATGAACAGCCCCCGCCCATCGTATACGCTTTCATTCTCACCACCGCCATTCCGCAACGCCCGGTCCAGCGCCATAATCGTCGCCACGGCACCGTCGATTTTCTCGGTGCTTTTTTCTTTGTCCGGCTTGATGTTTCCGGCCGGGTCGGTGCGAATATAAATGTTGTCCATCATCCACCGCAACACCGGCTGACCGCCGTGCGCGATCCTTTGTTCCAGCGTCAACTTCATGAGTTCCTTCGTCGGCGGAGACATGTCCTTAAAGCCCTGACCGAATGGAACGACTGTGAATCCCATGCCTTCAAGGTTCTGCACCATCTGCACCGCGCCCCAGCGGTCGAACGCGATCTCGCGGATGTTGTACAATTTGCCGAGTTGCTCGATGAATGCCTCAATGAACCCGTAATGTACGACGTTGCCTTCGGTCGTTTGCAGGAAGCCCTGCTTCTGCCAAAGATCGTAGTTCACATGATCACGCCGGACCCGCAGATCGATGTTCTCCTCCGGAATCCAGAAAAATGGCAGGATCATGTATTTGTCCGTTTCATCCAGCGGCGGGAATACGAGCACAAACGCCGTGATATCCGTGCTGGACGAAAGATCGAGACCACCGTAGCAAACACGACCGGCAAGTTCCTCCGGGTCAACCGCAAACGCACATTTGTCCCATACGTCCATCGGCATCCAACGGATCGATTGTTTCACCCACTGGTTCAGTCGCAATTGCCGAAACGCGTTCTCCTCGGCAGGATTCTGCTGCGCGCTTTCGCACGCCGCCTGAACTTTATCTTTCCCTATCGTAATCCCGAGCGACGGGTTGGCCTTCCGCCACACCTTGGGATCGGTCCAGGAATCATACTCTTCCGTTCCATAGATAACCGGATAGAACGTCGCATCCGTCTTCCTGCCGTCAAGGATGTCCTTTGCCTTCGAATGCACTTCCCAGCAGATTGAATTGGTATTGTCGCCGGCCGTCGTAATCAAGAAATACAACGGCTGCATGCGCGCGTCGCCGCTGCCCTTAGTCATAACGTCAAATAGCTTCCGGTTCGGCTGCGTGTGCAATTCATCGAAAATAACGCCATGCGTATTGAAACCGTGCTTGTTCGCAACGTCGGCGGAGAGCACCTGGTAGTAGCTTCCGGTCGGCAAGTACACGAGACGCTTCTGCGACGCTAGGATCTTCACACGTTTCGACAGCGCCGAGCACATGGTGACCATGTCCTTAGCCACCTCGAATACGATCGACGCCTGTTGCCGGTCGGCGGCGCAGCCGTATACCTCGGCGCGCTCTTCGTTATCCCCGCAAGTCAGCAGTAACGCGACCGCGGCCGCAAGCTCCGATTTACCGTTCTTCTTTGGAATCTCGATATACGCCGTATTGAACTGGCGGTACCCATTTAGCTTGACGACTCCGAAAAGATCCCGAATAATCCTTTCCTGCCAATCAATCAGCAGAAATGGCTTCCCGGCCCATGTTCCCTTGGTATGAGACAGGCACTCAATGAAATCAACTGCAAAGTCCGCTTTCGTTTTATCGTAAACCGAGTTTCGCGACATGAAGCGAGTCGGCGTGTATTTCCTGAGTTTTCGAATCGACGCCGCCTCCCTCCCAACGAAAAAAGGCCTCCAAAACGGAAGCCTTCATGGCAATGCGAATGGTAATTAATCCTCTGCAGCCGCTGCCGATTCGCTGACCGCGGTACGCAGGACGTTCACATCGAACCCAGCGTCTTTGTATCCTTCCAGAATCTCGCTGTAATAAAAAGCGCTCGGTTTCCCGAGCGGATGATCGCCGATCATAACATACGCCATGCAGCTGACGAGCTTGCCATCGAGCCGGATTCGGAACTGCCGTTTTTCGAACAGGTACGGGAATCCCTCGTACCGGTCGAGCGCCGCTTCATCGGTCGGCGTGATTTCCCACACCAGCACCGGAACGCTGCGGCCCTTCAGCGCTTCCACGTTCGCCACCGCTGCGGCATGCGGTCCCCGAAACAGCAGCCTGTGATTCCGCAGCGTCGACGCGCCAATCAGCTTTGCCGTCGGACACCGATGTGCCATCTGTTTACGGTTCAGATTGCTGCCGTAAGCGATCAGCAAGCGGTTACTCATGGTCATCCTCCTCAATCTTGCGGCATTCGTCCTCACCAAACGCTATACCCAGCGAGCTGCCGCAATCCCACGCAACGTGTATGGTGCCGACATCGTCGACACAGATCACCGTTCCGCGGTCGCCCTGCCGGAGTTTCGTGTACGGATCGCGCATGCGGATCAGCATGACGCGCGTCCCCGGGCGATAATACTCTTTCATCTGCTTTAGCAGGTCGGGATGAATTCCGTTCATGCGTCCGCCTCCGTTTCCCGTGCGTCTTTGAACGCTGAATTGCCGGAAAGGTTCTTCAGCAGAATCTTCCGCGACTCCTTGTACTCCGCTCCAATGAATCCGAGCCGAAGGAGGAAGCAGCGGAACGCATACTTCTCATTCTCCGCCGGCTGCTCAGTGGCAGTTACGCGCTTCTGCGTTTTCGCCATCTCGCAGAACTTTTGCACCAGCTGGTAATAAGCGCCGATCTCCGCCTGCTCGTCGGTCGGGTGGAACCATCCGAACTCGATCCGATCCGCATGCTCCGTAATCGGCAGGCTGTCCGTGCCGAGCGCTCTCTTCAGCAGTGTAGCTTTGCTTGCTACCAGCCGCCGCAGGTTCTCCAGCGCGGCCGGCGTCATGCCGTCCTTCGGCATCTCAATCGCCAGGCGATCCGGTTCCACCGTCGCTTCAACCGTGGTATGCTCCTGCGTTTGCGCCGGTTCGCCGACACGCTCGCCGATGAATCCGTCGTGCTCCAGTTCGCGGATCAGCATTTCGATCTGTGTCGGATCCGCATTCTCCGGGCAGCTCAGCGTCCCGTGCCGGTCGATGGTGTACGGCCCGACCGTGAACGCGAAGCTCGGCGGCCCCATATATCGGGGCGCGTCCTGCAGGATTTCACGCATGGCGGCCAGCAGCGCCTTCCGCTCGCTGCCTTCCAAATGGTACTTGATCTGCATCCTATGTCTACCTCCTTCAATTTCGGTAGTACATATATCACTCCACATTCTGTATATAGCAAGTTAATTCTCGGCTAAGCCAGCGATTTCTTTGTAAGAAATTCGCTCGCCGTTTCGGATCAGGTAGATGTCGTCAGCACACGCAACTTGATCTTTGTACCTCCGAACAATCACGTCACAGAACTTTTCGTCCAGCTCGATCATGAAGCAGGTCCGATCCGTCTGTTCGCAGGCGATCAGGGTGCTGCCACTTCCGCCGAACGGGTCCAGCACAATGCAGTTTGCCATGCTGGAATTCAGAATCGGGTACGCCAGTAGTTCCACGGGCTTCATGGTTGGGTGGTCGGCGTTCTGCTTCGGTTTGTCGAACTCCCAGATCGTCGTCTGCTTCCGGTCGGCGTACCATTCGTGCTTTCCCTTTTTCTTCCAACCGAAAAGAATAGGTTCATGCCGCCATTGATACGGGCTTCGGCCAAGCACCAACGACTGCTTCTTCCAGATACATGTACCGGACAGATAGAATCCTGCGTCTGAGAACGCCCTGCGGAAGTTCAGACCTTCGGTGTCCGCATGGAACACATAGATCGACGCGTCGGAAGCCATGGAGGCTTCCATGTTCTGAAACGAGGCCAGCAGGAAATCGTAAAACGTGGAGTCCGTCATATTGTCGTTCTTGATCTTGCCGGCGCTGCCTTCGTAGTTCACATTGTAAGGGGGATCGGTCACCACGAGGTTTGCCTGGCGGCCGTCCATGAGCAGGTCGAATACATCCTTCTTCGTGCTGTCGCCGCAGATAAGCTTATGTTTTCCAAGCAGCCACAGGTCGCCCGGCTTCGTCATCGCCGGTTCTTTCAGCGCGGCGTCGACGTCGAAATCATCGTCATGAACACCATCGCGCTGCGCGTCCTTGAACAGTGCATCCAGCTCAGGAGCATCGAAGCCTGTCAGAGATACGTCAAAGTCCGCGCACTGCAGATCGGCGATGAGCAGCGAAAGCTTCTCCTTATCCCAGTCGCCGCTGATCTTGTTCAGCGCGACGTTGAGCGCTTTTTCTTTCTCCTCGCTCATATCCACAACCACGCACTCGACCTCGGTCACGCCGGTATCGATCAGCACTTTCAGCCGCTGGTGACCGCCGACAACATGGCCGGTGGTCCTGTTCCAAATGACCGGTTCCACATATCCGAACTCAGTGATCGAGCGCTTCAGTTTCTCATATTCCGGGTCACCGGACTTTAAATCCTTACGCGGGTTATATTCCGCCGGTGCGAGTTTTGCCACCGGCAGTGTTTGAATATCCATGCTGATGCCCTTTCTTCACGATTCTGTGCAGCCCCGCCTTTGCCGCCGGGAGATTCCCGGCCAGCGCCTGTCCGCGCAGCGTTTTTCGATGCTGGCTGGTCAGACGGTAATACCGGAGGGAACGGATGAATTCCTGTATTTCGTCCATGGGTTCATCCGCCTCTCCGCGCCGTCAGCAACCGCTCCATTACATCGTCCTGAGGTGTTTCTCCTGTATATCCGGTTGCGCAGTTTTCCTTTACGATCTGATAGATCTCATACCAGAGGCGGTTCGTCTGGCTCATGTACGTCTGGCTCATAGCCACATACGGTGATTGGATCGCGTTCCCCGTCGTCGGGTGCCTTGCCAAGAACCCGTACTCCGAAATCGCCGTTTCGCACTGGATCCAGCGCGCTGCGCTCATGGCGTATCGCTCCAGCACCTGCGGTGAAACCAGAGCGGCGCAGCTACGCTCGTTCAGCCAAGCCCATGTCCGTTCGTAAATCTCCGAAGCAATGAGCGGCTTGCCATCCTTCTGCACCGCCGATAACATTTCACGCGGCGGCGGCATGGGCTGGCCCTGTAGGTCCGCGGATGTTTTGAATTCGATCACCTGTAGTTGCCGCTTTCCGGGGTTGCCCTCGAGCACTTTATCCGCAAGCGGTTTTTTCTTCTTGCCGGCACCGGGCCGCGCACCCCCATGACCGTTTGCCATATCCGTTTCCTCCCCAAAATAATAAGAGGGCTATTCACCCTCTTGAAATCGCGAAAGTTTACACGCGACCCGACCGCGTTGTCCGAAAATCAAGCCTGTAGCGATTTACATACCCCACGGGGTAGCTTTTCGAAGATATTCCAATACATCTTTCAATATCCTTTGCCATTGCCGCTCGCTGCCGTTATCTTTGAGTGACAGCTCTTACAAAGCGCCATGAGGTTGCTCTCATCGTTCGTGCCGCCGTCTGCCAGCGGCAGGATGTGATGCACTTCCTCCGCAGGCGTTAACCTACCTGCCTTCTTGCACTGTTCGCACAGAGGATGCTGTGAAAGAAACCGCGCACGAATCTTTTTCCACGCGCGGCCGTAACGCTTGTTGGTGTCGGGGTCGCGACCATACCGGTTGTATTGACGCTCCGCCATCCGTTTGTGTTCTTCACAGTACTGTCCATCGGTCAACCTGCCGCAGCCCGGATACGAGCACGGACGCTTCGGTTTCCTTGGCATACTTACCTCCGTCATAGAAAAAGAGCCTCCGCATTTCGCTGCGAAGGTTCTCTA